TGTCGTATCAGTCCCGTTATTAAAGTCAGGATTGATAATCTCGCCTTGACGAAAACCAAAATAAACCTGTCCATCTTCTGCAAGGGCATCTGTTGTAATCAACATGGCGACTTTTGGCTTGTCGCCTTGTGTATAGCCACCTTTACCATCAGATACTTGACCCAAAATCTTCATCAAAATATCATGCGGCAAAGCATTAAAATCCAAAGCAACTGAAGAATCGCCTTTTGTGTGCTGTAAATCAACAACGCGGTTGTTGCCGTACACCTTGGTTGAAGCCGCTTCAAGACCAGTAATGTTAGCTGTCTTAGCACTGAATACGCCAGAGTCAACAGCATAAACACCGTTGGCTGACAACCCTTTTGTTGCATCAGCCAATATTTTTCCATCTGCTCCCAAAAGAGCCATTTGAACGAGTTTTAAACCTACTGTAGCCATTAGCTACCTCCTAATAATTTGTTATGTGATACATAAATTGTTTTTGTAACTTGACCTGTATCAGGATCGGTTATACGTGTGTCTGGATTGGCTAATGACCAACCAGAATGTTTGAAAGCTTTCATCAAAGCAATTTCGCAGTTATCGGTATCTTGGATAAAATTGGTTGAATAAAAAAGCTGTATTTTGACGCCCTGCTCAACTTCTTGGAAATCGTCATTGCCATACGTGGTAGGACTATTGCCGATATTTTCAACAACCAGACAATCAGTTGAATCAGTGTCATTTAAATGTTCTTTAGGTATAAAAAAAGGATAGATATTGTCTATCCAAGTGAGATTAGCGGCATTGATAATAGCCACTGCGTCAGATACGGAGCTCATACATTATCAGCTCCCTTCTCTTTTAATATTTTTTGATACTCGGCATTCTCGGCTTTGTATATCTCGTCTAGAGACGCATTTCGGACTTTATCAAGATAATCATCACCATGAATATATTTAGTCCCGTCATTTAGAAAACGAGCGATATAACCCTTTTTAGGCGGAAAACCAACAACCGAAGAGCCGTCTACTTTTCCAAGAATGTTGGTTGCATTATCAATCACAGAATCAGCTAAATGCGGCTCTTCCCCAGTCTTACGATTGCGATAATGATGGCTTTTTAGATAGTCAGCAATATTTTTCCGTAAGACATCAGCACCGGCTTTTGTGATGCGTGCCTGTTCGGCTGTAGAGAGTGAATAAGCTTTTTCAAGATTGTCTGCCCAGCCACCTAGACCAGCAATACTAACCATTTTTTGTTGTCCCTTTCTGTGTGATGGATTTCAGTGTCAAAATATCAAAAGCATTTAATGAACCTGAATCATCAGGCGATATAGATTCAATGCTGTACTGTTTTCCGTCTGTATCAAGTAACAAAAACTGCTTTTGAATGGTCGGATCATGCCGAACGACAATATCAATTGTGTCCTGCAATTCCGTACCATATATTTGATAAGTCTGATTCATCGTGCGAGTACGCACACCATACCAGCGAGAAAATGAAACAACAAATTGATTTGTAAAACCACCGGTATTGGGATTAGCAATTTGTTCAACTAGTCCAAACTGACCACGTTTGTTTAATGAATAAGGATTAATTGCCATCAGCCTGCTCCTCTAATGACTGCTGCCATTGCTCCCACATCGCCCTTAATTGGTCGATGATCGAATCAGATACCAAGCTGACAGGTACGACAGAAATATTAGACAGAGCAGCTCGCTGTTGATAATAAGCTCCGGCAATGGCTTGAACAGCCGTATCGAATAAGTCTCTGACATCGTCACGACTATAAAAAGTGGCTTGATCGTCATCTGCACCTACACCATTTGTCACGTAAGCGGTAGCCGCAGCTAAATATCCTTTAATCAGGTTGTCATCTTGGTCATTATCAACACGCTGACTGATTTTAAAATCATCTAATTCAACTGTCATACATAATCCTTTCTAACGGGCTTCCCACCCTGTTTGTAAGTTTTTTAAGCCTTAGTCGCTATAAATTAATCAACTTGCAGATGAAACAACAATCTTAGCTGGCTGATCAGCAATTGCAGTAAACGAAGCGGCCGCAACAGCATCATCATCAACCGTTTTAGTATCAAATCTTTCAATTGAACGAAGAGCCGTTTGATTACGCTTAAAGGCTTGTTCGGTTTGAGTGGATGAATCAATGCTCAAAGCCTGACGATCAAAAATAGTAATCAACTGTTTATAATTTCCAAAATAGAATGGAAATACCGGTGCGGCAGCCGTCCCAGCAGATGGAAGCCAACGATCTTCAACATAGGTAATCGGATAAGCGCCATCAAGAATCCAGCTTCCCTGTTGAGAAACATCCCTTTGCAAAAGATAATCGCCATTTGCATCCTTGACCTTACGCAACTTAGTAAAACCAGACTTATTCATCAATACACTAGAACCAGTTAACAAAGCCGTATCAAGGCTCATAATCGTATCAATAATATCGTCATAAGAAGCAATTGTTGGCTTGTTCGGTACATCAGATAGTTGCGAAATGATTGCATTGTTACGAGTAACAACACTCTTGCGAGCAATATGTTGTTCAAGCCAAGCAAGTACGTTTTCAGAAGAATCATTAAGCAATGAGTTGGCTGCATAGAACAGATCAATATAATCGGCAACATTATAAGAGATTTGATGTGCCGCTGGATAAGTGCCTTCAACGGCATCGGTATTTTGATCAGTCTGTTTATCGGCAGGAGTAATATCAATAAACGATTCAATTACACGAGTACCGGTTTGCGTGCTTACATTTTCAACATTAACCAATGGCTCCAAAGAAGCGTATTGACGCATCAGTGTATGAATATCAGTTTCAATGTCTTGTGGAATAGTTAAACCAGCCGATGAATCGTCACTAGTTGAAGAGGTCAACATGTTCTCGTAACGGTTCGGATGGCGAAGAATGTCCTTAAAGTTAGAAACAAATTCATCTTTAGTCATTTTCTTTTTGTCTTGTGTTTGGATTGCTGGAGCGCCATTAATCTTATCTGGTTTAATGACTTTTGCATTTGCCCTTGCACCATCCAAAGCATCTTTGGCAAAATCGCGAGCTTTAACTTTGTCTTCAACATCTTTTTTAACTGCAGATAATTCCTCATCGGAAAACTTTCCCGGTTCAGCAGCGTTTTGGATCGCCATTTTCATTTGTTTGTTTTGGGCATCACTCACAGCTTGACCAGAGTTTTCCCAAGCAACTTGAAGTTCATTAATTGTTTCCATTTAAATCTCCTTAAAATAAAAGACTCAATGCGTGTTGCAATTGAGCCTTTGGATTTTCTTTTTCTTTCTTATTTATTTTTGTTTCGGATTTATCATCCTGACCATCAGCATCAGGAACAAGATTTTCAATCTCATCTTCAGTTACCCAGCGATGTCCGGTTACTTCCGGGCTTCCATCGGTTGGCTGATAATCGATGATATAAACATTTGAAATATAAGCATGTCTTACAACGCCTTCGGCACCTTGCATATTTGGCATATGGTCAGCCAAAACTGTAATCGGTGTTCCTTCGGGATAAAGTGGATTAATTGCCGGTAACAAATTACTATCAGCGTTATCATCACTTCCATCGCTACCCATATCCATATCTTTTGGTTTTGCTTTGTTCAACAAATTCAAAAACTTATTAATGGCCTTTTTATTAGGCACACTAGAGATTGAATTAGATGCTGATAATTCTTTGCCTTGAACAAATAGAATTTCATCGGCAAAGCCATTATCAACTGCCTGTTGAGCAGTCATCCAAGTAGCATTAGACATAAGTTGCAATAAATCAGCTTGGCTCATACCGGTTTTAAGTTCGTAGGCATTGGCAATTGACTGATCAATACCATCATTAACACTTGCTGCAGTTCTAAGATCATCGGCATTGGAAAAGCCTGGATCAACTAAACACTTATGAATCATGATCTGCGCCGTTGGCGAGATTGAAACATTTTGTCCAGCCATTGCAATAATTGAAGCAGCCGAAGCAGCTAACCCTTGAATTACAACATTCACAGAGCCTTGATATGATTTCAGCATCGTATAAATTTCACTTGCTGCAAAAACATCTCCGCCATTGGAAGCAATATCAACTTCAACATCTTCATTTGGATCACCTTGTTGTAATTGATTTTGAACGCCTTGTGGACTGACACAGGCCATCTCAAAAAAGCTATAAAAAAGAGCAGTGTCATTATCAACAACATCACCCTTAACATTTATAATTTTTGTCACTCATCTTCTCCTTCCTGTGGCGGATTATTTGCCACGCTTGTAGTTGCTGTTGAAGTTGCAACCGGAGCTTTTGGCATGCCACTAGGCAAATAACCATTTTGTTGCAATGCAAAGGAAACTTGATCTGCAGTAAGATTTTTGCTGCCTAATAATGCAGTTGCGTAATCATTTCCAAATGGGTCGATTGCTTTTCTCATATCCGCTGTGATATTGGCATTCAATTTATTGTTAAGTTCGCTCAAAACCATATTCATATCACGATTTAAAGTACTTCCATATTGAATTTTGTATTGGTCTGGCAATGAAGTTTGTTCGTCACCTGTACCGCCTGCCATAAAACTAGGGACTTGAAAAGCCTTGGCAATCTGTGTTGAAGTCCAATCAACCTGGCTTAAAAGTGTCGAAATATTTGATTTAATTTCCAAGGGCGTAAATGTTTCACCAGGCATTAATACAATAGGTACACCACCAGAGGTTTCCAATTGCTTTGTTAATGTCTTTGCTCTAGCCAAGGCATATTTATCACTTACTTGTGTCGGTTCGGATAAAGTACTGTTTGCGGTGACAGATTGCGCCAATGCTTTCAACGTCAAAGCATCTGATTGTTTTTTTATATCCAAGGTTTCAAATAAAGAATAAAGCGGACTAAAGCCAGTCATCGCATTCATTGAAAAATATCTCAAATGAATCATGTCAGACTGTGGCACATTTTGCATTAGGCCAATATCCGGCTCATCAAAAGACAGGTTATAAACAAGACCAGAACCATCAGATAATTCAAAAGTCTGCACTTGCGATGGCCTTAAATATTCCCAGCGAGAATCAATGCCATTTGCATTGCGCCATCGATAAGCAAATGATTCACCTCCTAAAATCATTTGAGCAAACATTGTTATCCAAAATGTTCTAGCGTTTGCCGTTGAGGAAGGATTATCTAAAATGCCTTGTGCTCTTGTAGCATCTGCCTTTAACTTAGCCGTTGCTAAATCTCCAGACAATTGCATAACAATTGAATGAATATCAGGATTTCTCAAAGCTTTAAAAGCGCTTATGTAACGATCTTTTTTTGGATTAAGAAAATCTATGATATTTGTCCAGCCTTCAATTGGAATAGAAGCTTTTGCTGTCGAATCTCTAATATGAAAATTCGAGTGAAACAACGGCATTATTTACCACCTCCTTTATCGTCATCGACAACTTCTGAAAGCCAACCGATCAAAGCTAATGAAAGGCCAATGGTTATTAAGGCAATTGCCTTCATTAACAAAAAAGCTCCAATATTAATGCATATCAGGGCTAAAACAAAGCAAATCACGTCAAAATAACGCCATATTAAGTTAAAAATTGTCTTAAATATCATCTAAAAGTTCCGGATCTATCGCACCATTAGCGATTCCTTTCTTAATTTGTTCTTGTCCATCCATGCGACTAAACTTGGCTAAATCTGAATTAAACTCTGAATACTCGTCAAAATGGTACATACCTTTATAAAAAGCATCTATCAAAGCATCGACTACATCAATCTTTAAAGTTGCCCGATTCTTTTCAACTGAAATTCCAAAAGGCGATAAACCAGTGGTTGCATTAAGCAAAGCTTTTTCCATAACTTCATCGTCTAAGCGAGTAACCTTATGCGTTGTAAACATATCTTGTAAATACTTAGTTGGTTTAGCTAGATTAGATGGCCACTGCTTGATATTTTCAATATTCCAAGCAGGATAGTTAGCCAACAATGCATCTTTTAAATTAGCAGTCTGATAAGAACCGGCTTCGTCATATCCAAAGTAAAGGACTTTCAACTGGTATTGAAAAACAAATTTGGTCAACCATTGATAAACTTGATCAGTGTTTATAATGCCGTCTTTATGCTCGGTGATTGTACAGAAACCCATCTTTTCCAAAGTTCGATAGTCAATTCCGTCTTGTCGTTCCTTATTTTCAATACTTCCTGAATGGTTCCAAGGGATAAAAGAATGTTGATAAAGAAAGAATTTTGGTTGTCCTCTCCGATCAAAATAGGGAAAAACAAAACCGAAGGCAGTATTATCTGAAAATTGAGAATAATCAAAGCCAATATAAACTTCTCGATTATGCATATCGAATTTCGGAGTAATAGATTCTTCTACATTCTTTAAGGACAAGTAACTATCAATCGAAGCC